TATTTGATGCTGAGGATATAAGTGTTGATTCAGCTAATCAGTCGGGTAAGACGGATTTAGCCTTCGCTTATTCAATATGCAGCGAATACGGACTATCTGTCAAATTGTACAATAAGAAAATCGTTGTATATGATCAATCAACCTATGAAGCTAAAGCGGCCTTGTATGATATCTCACATAGTCAATTAGGCGGCAGTGGTTCCTACAGCATCAAAAAAGCCACCACTCAAGTATATGACAGTGTAAAGATTCAATACACTAATAGCAAAAAAGGTAAGGCACTGACATATGAGTACACTATCCCAGGCAAAACAGGAAGCAGACAGATGTTTATTACGAACAAAGCTGAGTCCTATAGCGATGCTGAAAAGAAGGCTAAGGCTGCCTTAAGAGAGAATATAAGAAGCAGCCAAAGTATAACCCTTAAAATGATGGGAAGTGCTAAATATGTAGCAGCTGATTGTTTCAATTTAACAGGTTTTGGAAAACTGGATGGTAAGTATTTTATCGACAGCGTAACCCACTCAAAGTCAGGTGGAAAATACACTATAACCATTACAGCACATTTAACAGTAACGGAGTTTTAGGAGGTTCTATGGCGACGTTATTTTACGCAACAATATCATCAGTAAACACAGGAAGTGGTACCGCAAATGTCACTCTGCAGGATAGAGAAAATGCAGTAGTGTCAGCGGTACCATTTTTATCTACAGTTTATGAGATGCCAAATCCTGGTGATACAGTGGCCGCAATCTTCGAAGAGGTTAACGGCCAAATAGGAAAAGGTGTAATTCTAGGAAAAATCTTCCTAGAAGGAAATACACCAAGCAAAACAGGAGCTAATTTGTTTGTGAAAGAGTTTAAGGATGGCGAAAGCATAATTTACGACTCATCCACTAAAGAAATGGAATACACAGGCAAGAAGCTCATAGTAGATGAACTGGTATATAAGACATTAACACAGGGGTGATTGAATGGGAAACGTAGGAAGCTTTGGAGATATAGATTTTTATTGCAGACAAATCTCAAATAGAAACGAAGTACTATCTTTTCATGACCTCTCAAGAAGCTCTAGTGCTTCATACGCAGAGCATGAAAGAAATGGCGAAAAATCCTACCTTGAATTTAACGCGGATGGCTTAGATGAAGTTTCAATGACTATAGAAGCAGATGCTAAGTTTGGAATCAAGCCACTTGATGTAGAAAGTAAACTCTATCAGGCTAAAGCTTCAGGTTCAGCTGAAAACTTTGTCATGGGAGGGAAGCAAGTAGGGGATAACCCTTTTGTTATCACGAGTATTCAGGAAAGCTACAAAATACTCCATGTGGATGGCAGACCTGTATTTATTGCATTCCAAGTGACTTTGAAAGAATATGCAAACCAGGTAGCCACAATAACAACAATTCCATCAGCACGCCAAATAGGAGACTCAGCAACTCCAGCAGTATCAACAAGCAAAACCTACACTGTAGTAAAAGGTGATTGCCTCTGGAATATATCAAAGAAATTCTACGGCAAAGGTTCTCAGTACACCAAAATCTACAACGCAAATAAAGACAAGATTAAGAATGCAAATCTTATATACCCAGGTCAAGTATTAACTATACCTGCATAGGGAGGTAACAATGACATTAGAGTATTCAGAAAACCGTACAAAGACAATGACGGAAACAGAAACAGATGCTATAGAAAATAGCATAAGCACGATATCAAGCACTCCTTATGGAACAGCTCCCTACTTGCGCTCTATGGGCATTAAAAATTATCCACCCGAATTTAATTCGGATATCGCAAAAAACAAATATGCCACAGAGGTAATCACTCAGACTGGCATATGGGAGGATAGAGCCAAGGTGACAGAGGTTAAGTTCACAGACGAAAATGAAGTAAAGGTGGTGATTGGAGATGTCTAATATCAGCGCACTGGATAACCTTCCTGCTATCGATATGCTAACAGAGGAAGGGATAACTTTTGAGAGCATTGCCAATGAAATGATTGCAGATTATCAGGCTAGATATGAGGAACTAACGGGAGAAACTTTAGAGCTATACCCAGCAGATTCCAGAAGAATATTAATAAACACAACAGCAGGTAAGCTATATCAGCTTGCAGCCATCATGAACGAAAGACATAAACTGAATTTTATCCAATATATGTATGGACCGTTTCTTAAGAATTGGGGAGCTAATTTTGGCTTCGTTGAGGATGGCACAGAAGCTGCCCAGGTAACATTAAGATTTACTCTATCAGCTGTGCAACCTCAGGATATAACAATTCCAGCAGGCACAAGAGCAACCTGTGGTGATCAGATATATTTTGCCACAGATGAAGATTTGGTAATACCTGCAGGCTCAGAATACGGAGATACAAATGCTACCTGTACCGAAGTAGGAACAAAGGGAAATGGATATATAGAAGGTCAACTGAATATAATATCTGATCCAGTCAATTTAGTAGAGAGCGTATCAAACACAACTGAAAGCGCTGGTGGTCATGATGAGTACACGGATGAAGAACTGAGAGAGCTTATCTTTAATTTTTCAAATACGTACTCATCAGCTGGACCTATTGAAGCTTATGAAGAATTTACCAAAGCATATTCGAGCAATATTATCGATGTCAAAATCATCACTGACTATCAGGCCACGGTTAAGATTTATATCTTGCTGCAAAATGGAATCCTACCTACATCAGAATATCTTGAAAATGTCTATAAATATGTTAAGGGACTAAACAAAACACCTGATACCGACAAGGTTGAGATGTATGCACCAACACAGGTAGGTTACACACTAGAAGCCACCTACTATATTTCAGAGGATAAAAAGGAAATAGCAGATGGTATCAAAGAAGCTATTGAGGATTCGGTAAATGAATTTGTTAATTATACCAAATCCAAAATAGGCAGAGCCATTAATCCTGATATTCTGAGGTCCTATGTGAATGCAGCAGGCGGTTCAAGAATAGTAATAACAACACCAGAGTATGAAGCCATTGAAGATGATGAAGTAGCAGTATGCGAAAGCATTTCGCTAACCTTTGGTGGCTATGATAAGGAGTAGGCCATGTATAACTTAGACGATATAGGTAGTACCTATCTTTCATTGCCACCTAACCTACAGGATGTAGAAAATGAGTGCTTTGCATACGCTTTGGATAAGCAAATCAAAAAGTTCCATGAGTTGGCCAAGTCCTTAACCATTTGGTCAAATCTTGATGAAGTAGACCCTAAATACTATGACTATTTGGCACTATGCATCAGAGCACCATATTATCGTTCTGAATACGAGAACGAAATGAAACTAAGCCTGCTTAAAACATCACTTGAGATGAATCGATACGCTGGCACAAGGTCAGCTATAGACAAGCTGCTTGATACGATATTTGAAAGAGCTGAGTTTAAACCATGGTATGACTATGATGGAGAACCTTATCATTTTAAACCAATAATCTACGATACACTGGCCGAGGATGCCAATACTGTATTTATGAACGTCATAAAGAAAGTGAAAGCTGCAAGGTCAGTTATGGATGAGGTTGAGGTAGCAAGACAGTTAAATGGTCGGGTTACGTATGGTGCAGGCATGGTAAAAGGAAAACATATTTATTTACAGACCATTGATAACTCTAGTTATGAAATTGAAACAGAATTGAAATATGCAAGCAGTGCTGTGCGAAGCAAGCATATTCAGATAACAACAGCCTAAGGAGGATAACAATGCAAGATTTAGTAATCACAAATGCTGGTCAAGATTTAATGACCAAATTGATTGCTGGTGAAACAACAGCTAAATTCACTAGCCTTCAAACATCGTCACATGTTTACACAATCGGCGATTTAGCAACTCTCGAATCACTTGAAGATGTAAAGCAAACAACTTTGGTATCAGGGGTGTCTGTCACAGATAGCAAAACTGTACAGGTATTTACCAGAGTGGATAACACAAGCGTGCAGGAAGCTTACTATATCAATACAATCGGTCTCATTGCAGAGGATGGTGAAGGAAATTCAATTCTATACGCGGTAAGCATTGCAGATGAACATCCTGATTGGATGCCAGCATATGTTAGTGGAGAAACACCTACAGGATATAGCTATACATTTAATGTAAAGGTGTCAAACTCAAGCTCAGTGGTTATATCCGTAAACCCAGCCGCAACCCCAACCATAGAAATGTTTGAGGCTGCAGTGAATAAAGTTGACACCATAGAGACTGATTTAGGAGACACAGATATTAGCGATATTGAGGATGGCACAATTAAGACAATCCTCAAATTGGTGTACAAAAAAGCTATCTTAGGAAAGACAGCAGCAGAAAGAAATGGATTTGTAGTAATCAAGGATATTTCAGATGAAATGTATGCAACAAACTCAGCTCTTAGAGCTAGGGTTGCAGCAGGAGATTTCACAGACCTTAATCCTGGAAACTATATTATTGGTAAGACCACTGGCACCAAGTACTGGACGGTGGATATTGATTACTGGTACGGAAATCGTACAAGCGGATATGGCCAGACTAATTACGCTGAGAGCACGCACCATTTAGCTATAATGCCACAACAGTTAATTGGGGTATCAGAACTATTGTGGGCTGGACAACTATGGACAGGTGATGCAACTATAAATACTGTTCAAGGTTGTGCGCCATGGCAGGCGACAGCAGGAAGCCGAACTGGTGTAGGTCAAAATGATACTACGGGAGCTTATCATAATTCTTATATCAGAAATACGGTATTACCAAAGGTATACAGATATTGGCTAAAAGCTGATTTTGAAGATCATGGAATTAAGGTATTGAGCTTCTACAATTTGGAAACAAACACAATTAACACA